AGCCGTCTGCCCCGCAGTCGATCCGGCCGTACTGATCAATGAGAGCGGTGTGAACGTCGTGGCGTACAACGAGCCAGCGAATAGCATCGCGGACAGAAATGCGCATATCTTTCTCATGGTGGACTTATCCGAGGTCAGTTGTAGTGCTGGAGTACGATGGCTCGGAAATTCCCAGCCGGAAGCGTTATGGTCGATGCGGTGACGTTGGCCACAGTCACGCAAACTGTATTTGAACCTATGCAGTACGCCGAGAAAGTCGCGCTCCCTGCGCCACCGTACGAGTCCAGACTGCCAATCGCGAAATCGCCGAGGTTTGCATTCGGAACCGAGACATTGAATGTCGATGAGGTGCCAGCCGTGACGGTTCCGCCGGCATACGCAAGAATCCCAGAATACGTGTTTGCCGAGTAGGAATTGACGCTCGCCATCAACAGCTGCGCTGTGTGATTAAATTGAAAGTTGTTTCCGGAGAACGTGTTGCCGACACATCGCGTATCGCCTGCGTCTTGATATCCGTACAGTTGGGTGCCGGGCCCAGTGTCGGAGCAGACATTCCCAACGATGGTGTTCTGCGAAAAGAATTGCGACGAGGACTGATACGCGCCGGATATGCCTGCACAGTGTATCGGCGAGCCCCCTGTACCATTGTTGTAGCAGGAGTTGTTCGCAATAATGCTGGCGAACGAGAACGAGGCAATGCCCACGCCCGAATTGTTAAAGCATGCGTTATTGGCACACACCCCTCCGACGCCATTGAACTCCATGCCGGCGACGTACGTTCCATCTGTATCGACGCCAACGCCGCCCGAGCACGTGTTTCCGATGACGTAATAGGGGCCGCTTATTCCAGGTGAGTCCCCGCTAACGCCAATGCCTGCGCCGTACTTATAGTTCTGACAAACGTTATTAGTGATCCAGCAGTTAGATGCTGCGACCAGGATGTTCGTGCGGTTGAGATTATTTTCTTCAATCCATACGTTGCTACTGGTTCCGGAAATAAGAATCCCGTTGTTTTGGGAATTAAACGCCACGTCAAGCGTGATCTTGTTCCGCAAAATTCTGACATTGCTGCAAGTGCTCGTCCCGATTCCAATGGTCGACATATGCGCGACTTCACAGTCGCTCACCTCAATGTCCGTCATCGCTCCGAAATAGATCGCCGGAGTCAACGTGCCGACCGACATATTGTTGACGTTGAACAGAATCCCACTGCACTTCACGAAACTGCCACCAGAGAACGTATAGAGGCCGTTCGTGAACGTCCCGGCGCTCAGTGCTTTGATCGAGGTAGCCTCGATACCGTCACCGAAACTTTCAACGTTGTTGATGTTGCTGAGCACTACCGACGCCATGACGCCGTAGGTGCCCGCGGGGTAATACACCCGGCCGCCGCCGATAGAGTTCACATATGTGACCGCCGCTAAGATAGCCGGTCGATCGTTCGCCGCGCCGTTGCCTTTCGCTCCAAACTGGCGAACGGAAACGGTAGCTGCAGCCTCAAGCAACCAGCAACCCGTCCCGCCCGATGCCGCGATGATCGAACCGGCATTAGCGGAAGCTTGCGACGTACTAGAGCTGTAGTAGTAGGATCCGCCACCTCCATCACCGACCGCATAGTAGCCAGTCACGAAGGCGCGTGTGTAGATAGCCGGATTCAGCGCACTGAGAGCGGCAATCGAATCGACCACGCGGTTGAGGACATTGCCCCAAGTGAGTTGCGCATCACCGACTGAATCATTCGCGGGCGTCCCGATCGGAAGGGACGCACGGCTTGAAACGTAGACCGCCTGCACACCGAAAGGAATCGTCGGGTTAAACCCGAGAACCTGGCCAGTGAGCGTGCAATCCCATTGGCGACCATCGTCAAAGTACACGCCGGCATTGGCCGCCGATCCGTAAGTTCCTGCCAACGTGATGCTCGTGCTGAAGCCCGGCGCGAACTGAGTCGCGCTCGCTGCACCCATTGCCTCGCTTGAGATGCTGCCCAGCGGTGCGCTGAGCGTGTAAGTGCCAGCGGCACCGGTACCTGTCCCAAGGGATGTGATCGTCGGACTGCCAGTAACTCCAGCGCCGAAGACCGTCTGCCCGATGGCCAATGGCGCACCGCCTGCGAACGCAGTCACCGTCATCGTAGTGCCGGAGATCGATGCAGTGAAGCTTGGACCCGCGACGAACGTTTCGATTGTTGCATTCGTCGCGAGCGCCGCGCGCAACTGGGCAATCGTGCCTTTCACAGTCGCGTTGTTCTGCGTCATGAAAACTAAGTCGGTGTCCGAAAACCCGGTTGCGGCAGGGAAGCCCGGAAGTCGTATGCCTTCGCCAGTTGTCATGAAAACGCCTTTGAAATAGAAAAAGCCGCCTCGAGGGCGGCTGCGGTGCGAAGGGTTTACGCGGACTAGGAAACGACGACTGTCATTTCCTGCAATGCTTTTGCGACTGCGTTGTACCCGTTGTTATAGAGCTGCTTTCGAGTGGCCAGAGGCATCTTTCGATCGAGCGAGCTCGCGAACCCGGTTTCAACTTGAACTACCGTAGCTCCACGGAGCTTGGCGATTTGGATATGCGCATCCTCAGTCGATTCGATCATCAGATCGATGAGGTGAGGGACGATCTTATTCAGACCGTAATGGCCGGGCTTGAGTGGCTCGCACTTCGCGGTCAATTCGACGCCGATGCGAGGGATCTCATCTACCTCGAGCAGGTCGACCGGTAGATTCACCACCATTCCCCCGTCCATCAACACTGCGTCGCCGAGTAGTACAGGAGCGAACACAATTGGGATTGACGCCGACGCACGGCCCGCGAGCGCGACCTGGGCCTTGGGTGTCGACTGACGATCGAATCGGTATGGCACTTCGTTGGAGACGTCTGACGCCATGATGGTCAGGTCGATCGGCAGTTGTTCGAACGTCTTGCCCGCAGTCTGCGCGAGCATGAACTTCAGGAGCGCATTACCTGAACAATATCCCTTGCCCGTCAAAATCGACCACGGCGAGACGGCCATCAGAGGCGTCCAGTCCATTTCCATAATCAGTGATCGCATGACGCCGGCGTTCATTCCGCAGGCACATAGGGCTGCGCAGAGCGCGCCGCCGGATGTGCCTGCGATCTCGACGATCTCGAAACCAGCATCCTCGATCGCGGCAAGAGCTCCGACGTGTGCCGGTGCCTTCGTGCCTGATCCGCTCAAGGCGACGCGGATCTGCCGGCTCATTGAAGCGCTACCAGGGTGCCGCTGGCCGGTACGGTTGGAATCGCTGGTGCTGCGGCGGCGCTCGCACCTGATGCGGCCGCTGCAGCCTGCGCATTTTGAACAACGTCGGTCACAGTGTCGACCGCGAGCTGCGCCAGCCCGATCGCACCTTCGATTTGTGCTTTCTTATCGGCAGATAGCACCGTCACAGGCGCCGCGTCAACTACCGCGCTCGCGGCAGGGAATGCCGTATTCGCGAATTGGGAAACGGACGCCACGGAGACGGTCGCGCCGGCTGCGCAGAATTCACTGACTACCGGTTGAGCGAGTGCGACTTGCGACAGCACCGGAGCTGGAATCGTTAGTGAGAACGTCGGCGCTAGCGCCAAAGCCTGCTGAACCGGGGGGCAAGCGATCGCGAAAAATTGCGCCGGCGTGAGTTTGACGGTCGGTGCCGTGCCGCAGGCGTAAAGGGCGAACGCGGCGAAGCCCACTGCGAGCAGTGAAAAGAAGCGTTTCATGATTTTTTCCTGACGTGGAGGGATTACTTCGGGGCGAATTTCGCGGCTGTGATGGCCGCACTGGTTACAGCAGCGGAAACATCGGACGCGGCGATGGCGGCCGCAGCGATCGGCGCGGCCGCATTGACGCCAGTCTCGGCAAAGCGAATGACGTAGACGCCGTTCGACTCGGTAGCGAAGAAATTGACGGTCGCGATGTTCTTCGAGTTCGTGACGACTGCTTTACAGCAGATCACCTGCTTGGCGCCTTTGTCATAGAACGGCTGCACGCTATAGGTCGCACAGCTCGAGCACGCAACTGCGACCAAGAGGACGAGCGCAGCGCGGATCATTTGTTGACGGACGTCGGCAAGACCAACTGATTGGGCGCTGCGGGAGGCGAATCCGGAGCCGCAACGACAGTGGGCGTATTGGCCGACACTGCCGCGTGGAATCCGCCGAGCGTAAAACCGATCGTGATGATGATCCCGACCAGATATTTGATCTCTTCGATGAAAGACGGGATGTCCGTCTTGCCATAAAAGGCGAATAAACCCCATGCGGTCAAGAGCACCAAGCAGACCACTCCGAGGATCGCGTAGGCGGCCAGCTTTAGATAATTCGAGTTCATTTATGGTCCTTCAAAACATGAAAAACGAAGCCGACCGGGTGCGGCACTGCGACGAGAATCGGCTTACGCCGGAACCACCGCGGCAACCGTACCCACCGCAGTGCCCGGCGCATTACGACCCCAGAGCGAGCGTGATGCTCGTGACGTTCGGCACATCGACCGAGATGTCGGCCTCGAAGGTCACTTCACCTGACGTGAAGACCGGGCCGAACCGCTTACCATTCTGGTCGACAGCCTGGAGCGTTGCCGTGTACACGGCGGGCGCGGGGTCGACGAAGGTCGCGAGATAAGGTGCGGCCGTCAGGACCTGTGCAGGGATGGTTGCATCCGACAGCGCAACACTGAAGCCGGCGAACGAACTACCGGCCGGGGCTTGAACCGGAACGGTCGGGGTATCGGTGGAGAGGACTACTTCGACGACGAGACTGGACATGATGAGTTCCTTTGAACAAAAAAATAGCCGCATAAGGCGACTCGGGGCAAAAACGCGAACGTGAGGTATGGAGCGAAATCAGGTACTTGCGAGCGTTCCTCCATTGAGAACAAACGCCGCCTTCAACATGTCGAGCGAGTTTTGCGGCTGGCCATATGAGTTTCCAGGCAGGCTTGCCCAAATGTGAGCGCACAGTGCTGTGGCCGTCGCGAGATCGCCCGCCAATATCGCGGGAATCGCGCGGCATTCCTTGATCAATTGGAGGCACCACCGGTCTTGCGACATCGGGCCGAAGTCAGGTAGAGATAACTGCGCCTTGTAATGGGGCCAATCGGTAAGCATGAATTGGCTTCTGCCAGACGCGTTCGATGTCAGCCCCTTGCTATTGACGACGATGCTCGGCCGACCATTCGCAAACGGGTGTGTACTGAAATCATCGAAACGGTTTCGACCATTGATGCCCGTGACGATGATGTCGTAGCCATCGCATTGCGTGATTGGCGACGTGCTCGTGCCCTCTGACACGGCAATCATGTCCATGAAGGCGCAGATATTCAGACCGCCGGCTTGATCCGCGGTAATGGTTGGCATGCTGATACCTTTTATGGGTTACCGGTGGTCACCGATCCACGGCTTCGCAGGCAGCGCAGGGCGCGTTGCTGTTTCCAGCTTCTTGTCTAAAGCCTTTGTGGTGACGACGGCCTCGTCTGACTTCATGACCGCGACATTGACCTTTTGCTCGAGCGGCGCGATCTTCTGCACGGCATCGACTGCCGCTGCAGTGGCTTCTTTTGTCTGCTTGAGAACTGCGGCACTGTGCTGGTCCGCGACCTTCGCGCGGGCGCCGAGGAACCGAAGCGTGTAAGCCGCCAATTCGTTCGTGGTCTGCATGAGCGCCCTAAGGCTCTGCATGTCGTCGGAGTACTGTTTGTTCGAGGTTGTGAGGCCAGTGATCTGCGCGGCGAAGGTCGCCTGGCAAGCTTGCCTTGCCGCGCTGGCCGCTTCCTCTCGCACTTTTGGGAATCGCGCGATAAGGGCCTGGCGCTCGGCGCCATCAAGCCTGGACTGCCACTGCGCGCCGGCGAATCCCGACACTACCAGGAGCAGCGATATAGCCGCGAACGGCTTCACAGCCGTCCAGACTTCGCCTCTACTCTTCCAATAGTTCATGGTCTGCGGCGCTCCAGGTCGACGATTCTGTTTTCAAGATTCGCGCGCTCGCGGCGCTCGGTATCCAACTCGTCCTCGGCCTTGCGCCGCAGTCGGCGCTGCTCATCGAGCTGGTCCTGCAGCTGCTTGTTTTCCTCTTCTTTACTGCCGACTTCGGTTTCCAATTTCTCGACGCGCGCGGCGAGCCGCTCAACTTCTGCTTTCAAATTCTTCAATGCCTGTGATTCTGTCTGGTCACTTCGAACATCGGAGCGACTCGACCGCCATACCTGCCATAGCCATCGAAGGCCCAATATGCCCCCCGTAGCGGCGGCGCTCTTTGTAACCAAGTCATCTGGCAGCGGCATCTCTCGCCCTCGTCATTGCCCGACGAGCAGGCATAAAAAAGCCGCTTGGAAGCGGCTGTTTCTGTTTATCGCGATGACTTGTTAGGATCACTTCCCTATCGCCATATAGGAGACAAAGTAACTGGCCGCGCTGCAATGACCATTAAACCCGGTTGTGGAATTGGAGTCGTACCACGCGCCCACTATTGCCGTGGTGGCGTTCGTCGCGGTTAAGTGGATCGCGTACGAGTTGCTTTCGAAAGGAGTCGGAAAAGTTACCGGAGTTGCAGCCCCCGCGCTAGCGGAAGCGGTGAAGTTCCCCCATTGCAGAATCAAACCGCCCGGCAGTGGTTGCCAACCGCTGGTACCGATAGAACCGGTGAATTGGCCTAGATTTACAGCGTTTGCTGCTGCCGTCGCTGCGGCGACATTAAATTTCTGCGTCGCGCTTCCCGCTGCCGCCGCAAATAGAATCTGTAATGCTGCCAAAACTTGAGTGCTAACTCCCTTTAGCGGAGAAACTCCGGCTCCTGACAGAATGTTGAGTAACTCCGCTTGAACAGCATTCAACCAATCGGGATCAATAAGGGTAGCTGCCTCGCCTATGGCTGGGTTGCCCCCGGTCCACCATCCTGGCGTGGCTGCATCTGCAGGCGTAGGCATCGTCGTAACGCTGCCGTTCGAGTCGATTTGATACATGCATGCTCCGGGAACTATCAGATGATGATCGGGAAGCCGGTATCCGTTAAAACCGGGTCTTCAAAGTCGTCGACAATCGAGTTGTCGTAAATCTGGACCTCGTACTGGAATAGAAGGATCGTGTGAGCCGGAGATATGCGAGCCATTTCGCACTGGAGTACTGCATTGCCCCAACTGGCCAATGGCTCACCAGCTGTTGATAGCCCGGCTCTGGCATATACGACCGTGGCCAGCGGTAGTTCTATCGCCCACGCGAATGCCCAAGCCTCGCCATAATCCGGAGATCCACACCGGGTTTGACCGGCACGCGCCGGCGCGAACTCTTGAATCGAAACGTCATAACCGAGACTCGCCGCAAACTGGACAAAATATGGCAGCGACTGGCCGCCACCATTTGTGAAGCGAGCAACTACTTGAGCGCGTCGCTGCTGAATCGTTGGCGACTCACCTGCACACGGGTCGGGGAGACCGAGTGCTGACTCCCACTCCGGAAGCAACTGAAGCGTTGTCGACGGGAACGCGTCGACGAGAAGATTATTGTTCTGCAGCGTATGGCGCGCCCACATCGGAGCCAGGCCACTCATCGACTTCGCCATTACTGCAGCGGTATCTTTGGGCCACGCGAGGCCACGTGGCATGAGCGACTGCAGGGCAGTTAGGAAGTCCGATGCCTGATAGTTGGGTGCGGCCATTTATGGCAGCCATGTGATGGTGCCGAGGACCGGCAGTTGGCCAGTCGTCCCGACTATGTTCCCGCTAGGCACGGTCACAACAAAACCCGATGTCCCAGATATCGCTCCGATCGCGGAGTTGATATCCGACATGTCGATCACCCCGTTTTGGCCGGAAACTGTGCTTAACGGTGACCCGTTCAGGACGAAAATTCCTGAGATGGCCGCGGCGATAAGAGCCTTCGTTGCAGCGGAGAAACCAGCACTTCCGGCGATGGAGAAATTAACAACTTGTTGAAGCGGTGAGCACACGTATATGAGCGCAGTTGCCGGCCGAAGCGGATAGATCCAGTTCGCAATATTGAGCTGATCGCCTGTTGCGGTCGGCGTGCCGCGCGTCTCAAGCGTCGCGACGCCATTGACTCCCTGAGGAAAGCCTCCGTTGGCTGCCTCAGTCAGATCGAGCATCGCATAGACAACTACGGTTCCCGCGCCAGCGCCGCTCGGGTTGCTCCACGCACGCGTGACGCCGTTGACTTGGAGCGCCCACGTGACGTAGTCCTGCTGCGCGCCACCCTGAGGTACGTTTTGATACGCCTGCAGCATGCGTGAGCGCAAGCTATCGTCAAGCTCGACATCAGCACCGCCTACGAAAGCGACGGTGACGGAGCCGGTCGACTGAATACCGCCGATCGCGGTGCCGAGAGTCATTACTGTGCCAACGGCACAGTTGCCAAACGCACCAGTCAAACCCGAAGGGTCAGCATTGGCGACGGCGTTCACCGTGACATTGCTGCCAGTCCAAATTCCCTCCGACGTTGTGGTAAAGCCAACCCCGTCTCCGCGCACGAGGGGCGTACCTGCTGGCAACGGCGTGCCGTTCGTTCCCGGGAATGTGACCTGGCCTGGCACAGCGAGACCTGCCTGGGTCGCTGACTCGCGATAGACATTTTTGAGCGCGGCCCACGCTTCGAGAAATTCATCCGTCGCCGTGAACGGATTCGCCTGCAGGGACACCCAGTCGGTGTATCCGTATTGCAACTGCGCCAGGCCGGCCAGCGCGGTTCCCAGCGTGTTGAGGCTCGAGAAACGCAGAAGCGCATCCGAACCTTGAAGCCCTGAAGAGATATCGGCAGCCACCTGCGCACGCAGGGCGGTGAGAGTCGGTCTGGAGTACGGCATTAAGTGTTGATCCCGTTCCAGGCCCACACATACTGGCCTGTCATCAATGTGGTTCCGTCTTGCTTATATGCAACGAGCTGCACGCCCATGACGCTCCTGCGGACCCATTGCACGCTGATGTCGAACTTCGCCACCACGTCGTCATCCAGCAACCACTGCAGCGCCTCTGCGATGTAGTCGTATGCGAGTTGCAACGTTTCGGGAATTTGTTTTGCACGACGCAGCAGCCAGAGCCGCGAACCGATCGGTACATCACCGTCTGCCCACCATCCGCGCGGATCGCTCGTTCCGTCCGGGATCACGTCGCCGGGCTCGGCGAGCCGATCAGAAAAGAGGCTGATGATGATTGCGGACTCCAGGTCGTTGCCGGTCTGCAAAACCGAACCCGATTGCACCCAGTCCGCGTAGCTGGTCGCGGTGTCCCAGGAGAGCGTGATATCTGGCATGGCACGGCCAATAAAAAAGCCTCCCGAAGGAGGCTTGTCGTTGAGCGCGTGGCGCTATTCATCTTGATCTGGAGGATCAGATTCGACGGTGCTAGAACCGCCCTGAACGTTCGGCACTTTATGCGTGTGGCCGTTCGCTACAGTGCGCATTCCGGCAACGGTCCGGCTGTTGGTTTCATAGTTATCGAGGATGTCGCCTGAGCATTTGAGAAGTGGTGTATTCATCACTACTTCGTCGGCCGCCGTGATCGTCACGATGGTTGCACCGGTGACGTTCACTGGCTGCCCATTCGCAAACACCGATATGCCGCCCTCGGAAGTCATGTAGAC